TTAATTACAGTCCGACCTCAAGTTACTACTTAATCAAACTACTTTCAGTTATAAATATAAGATAAAAGGGAGAGAGAATGCCTGATATTACAGCAAAAATTAATGTAGATACACAATCTGGTCCACAAAAAGTTTCGGTGACTTTACCATCTACGGTAGCAGTACAAAATTCTTCCCTAAAATTCAGTCTTCTTGGTGATGTTGATACAACTAATTTAGATGATGGCGCAATGATTCAATACAGGTCAAGTGATGGAAAATTTGTAACTAGAACAGAAATAGTCACAACGACTGGAACACTATTATTCAATTGTGGGAGTTTTTAAAAAATAGCATATGGCAACAGTAATACAGATAAAACGTTCATCAAGTACTTCGGCACCAGCAACATTAAAACTTGGGGAATTAGCATTTACTTATGGAACAGGTTCTCAAGGTAATCTAGGAGATAGATTATTCATTGGGGAAGGTGGAGTTGATGGAAATGGTGACGCAAATAATATATCAGTTATCGGTGGACAATATTTCGCTGAAATGTTGGATCACGTACAAGGTACATTAACAGCAAATGGTGCTGTAATAGTAGACGATAATAAAGCAGTAGACGAATTAATTATAGGTAATGCTACTAGTGTAGGTGGAACAGTAAAATTTAATGAAGGTACAAATAATGGGGCAGCATTTATAGGACTTAAAGCACCAAATAATGTAACTTCAACAACAACATTTACATTACCAGATGGTGATGGCGCACCTGGTCATTTTATGAAAACTGACGGTGCTGGTAATTTAGGATTTGCAGTAGTTGACCAAGCTTTAGATTTAGCAGGTGATACTGGAACAGACGTTTATAATACAAGTGAAACATTAACATTTGCTGGTGGCGCAGGAATGCAAGCAGCAATTACTGATAATACGGTAACTATAAATGCAACAGCATTAACAGATTCAAATTTCTCTGGTAGTGCAGGTATATCAAATTCTAATTTAGCAAATCCTCAAACAACAATAGGTAGTTCAGTATTAACTTTAGGTGCTACAGAAACAGATATTGCAGGATTAACTTCTTTAGTAATTGATGACATTACAATTGACGGTCAATCAGTTACAACTACTGCTTCAAATAAAAATATTAATTTATCGCCACACGGAACAGGTTCAGTTATAGTACCAAGTGGTTATGAAGATAGAGCAGGATTTCAAAGTCAATCACTTGCAAACAAAGCATATGTTGACCAAGTTGCTCAAGGGTTAGATACTAAACCTTCTTGTAGATTAGCAACAACTGTCAATTTAGCTTCAACTTATAATAATGGAACAGCAGGTGTTGGTGCAACATTAACAGCAAGTTCTAACGGTGCATTATCAGTTGATGGTGTAACACCAAGTGTTGCAGATAGAATTTTAGTTAAAGACCAAACAACTGCCGCTGAAAACGGTATATACGTAGTTACAACTGTTGGTACTGGATCAACTGCTTTTGTATTAACAAGAGCAACTCCAGAAGACCAACCATCTGAATTAAGTGGTGGTTCATTTGTATTTGTAGAAGAAGGTTCTATTGGTTCTAACAATGGATATACATTTACACATACAGGACAACCAACATTTGGAACAACTGATTTAGATGTAGCACAATTTTCTGGTGCAGGTCAAATTATTGCAGGCGCCGCTTTATCAAAAGATGGTAATACAATGGATGTAGAAGTTGATAATAGTTCAATTGATGTTTTAGGTGACGCATTAAGAGTTAAACCTTTAGGTGTTCAAAATTCAATGGTTGCAAATGGAACTTTAACAGGTGAGAAATTTGCTGATCCTCTTTATTTCAAAGATGAAACTTCAACACAAGGACAAGTTTCAATTGGAGGTACTTTAGAATTTTTAGCAGGCGAAGGTATTAATACAATTGCTAGTGGCAATCAATTACGAATTGTCGGAGAATTAGCAAGTACAACAAACATAGGAGTTGCTTCTTTTCATACAGACAATTTTACAGTTACCTCTGGTGAAGTTGAAGTTACTACTGTTGATGGAGGAACTTTCTAATGAATCTTTGGAAGAAAATTAAATGGTTTTTGCTTTCAGGAGCACCAGCCGTTGAAAAACCAAAGAAAAAAAGTACTGTTATTACAGTTAAAGATTTAAAGAACAAAACTAAAAAAGAATTAGAAAGAATTGGTAGAAAATTAGGAATTGAATTAGATAGAAGATTAACAAAATCAAAATTAGTAAACAGAATTAAATTTAGAGCAAGATTACAAAGGAAAAAATAAACTATGGCAACAAAAATAAAACCATATCGTACAGAAGTAGCAACTCGTATTCCATCAGCATTTAATATGGATATTGGAGAGTTGGCTATTAATATACAAGATGGTAAATTCTACACGAAAACATCTCTTGGGCAAATTAAAGAGTTAGGTGGTGCAGGATCAGTATCTTTGCAAGATGTAACTTCAAATAATGCAATAACTGATAGAGATATTACTATGAACGGATCAAATTTTATATTTGAAGGTAATATAGAAAATGCGTATGAAACTACTTTAACAGTAGAAGAACCGACAGCTGATAATATTTTGAAATTACCTAATGCTTCAGGTACTATTGGTACGCAAGATGATTCATTAGCATATTCTGTAGTATTTGGTTCATAGGTTTGTTGAAAGATTATGGCGTCAACATTTAAAAATGCAGGAAAAGTTGTAGGGGTTTTAGAAGATTCCACAGCAGATTTATATACAGCTGGTGCTCAAGAAACAGCTGTAATTCACGCATTATATATTTCAAATAACAATACAGTTGACGAAGCAAAGGTTAACATAAAGGTTACCATAGACGGTGGAACAACTTTTCGGTCTATTGGTAAGTCTTTACAAGTACCTGCTAGTAATACATTGACTTTAGATAAACCTATAAATTTAGAGCACTATGATAAGTTGAGAGTTTTTGCGGATGCTTATCCTGACGCTGCTTCAGTTGATGTTGAAGTAGTAGCGAGTATATTAGCAATTACATAGAAATGATGAACAAAGAAGTAATAAATAGTATAAATAGTATTAACTTTAGAGAAATTAGAGAGAATAAATGCCATACGTAATACCAACTAGTAGTGTAACACAAAAGTTAAAGAAATTTAATGGTATAAGACGGACTAGAGATGGAATGTTATACATTACTACTATTGATAGAGAAACGGTAACAGATGAATATAGCGTTTCAAAATGGTTTGAAGATGGCAAGACTGGACAAATAATTGATAATGCTACAGATGAAGTAAATTATGTAGCAGACAGATTAGAAAGTTTTAATTCTCAAAATTTTGTTGGTGATGGTTCTACGAAAACTTTCACCTTAAATGCAGATATGGGCTATTCAGCGGATAGATTAGCGGTGTATGTTGATGGAGATTTAAAAGCAGCGTATACAGATTATACACTAGCTGGAACACAATTAAGTATGATAAGTGCTCCTGCAACTGGTAAAACTGTATCAGCTGGACAAGTAAATAAAAGATATTTTAATAATCCATCAGACATTTATCAGCAATTTACTTTTGGAACAGACGCTAATTATCTTATAAGTACTGACGGATATTTTATTAAAAGGGAGAACAAAACAGTTTCAGGTTTACAATCAGGTGCTGATTATGACACGTATGATGAAAGCGGATTGGTTGGAACATCAACTTGGCAAAGTGCAGTATAGGGAAAATAAATGGCAGATTTTAAATTAGGGCGTATAAAATTTAAATGGAGAGGTGATTGGACCGTAACTACAGGTTACGTAATTGATGATATAGCAAAATATGGTGGTAATGCTTATGTGTGTATTAAAAATCACACGTCACCAGCAAATGAAAATTTATTTTATACAGACCCAGGAACATATACAGAATATTGGACATTACACCAAGAATCAATTTATTTCAAAGGTCAATATGCCAATGGAGTTTGGTATAAATTAAACGACCTAGTTTCTTATGGTGGTAAACAATATCGTACTACTACAGCTCATACAGCGGCAAGCGCAGTATTAAATCAATCTAATTTTGAACAATATAGTGATGGTATTATTTTTAGAGGTGATTATGCTTCTAGTACACAATACAGATTAAACGACCTAGTTAAGTATGGTGGTAGAACATATAGAGTTTCTACTGAACATACATCCGCTGCTGGTGGTGACGCCAATATAGTTTTAGGAAACTTTACACTTTATAGTGAAGGTTTAGCATTTAGAGGCGACTATCAAATAGATACATATTACAGATTAGATGACGTTGTTAAATGGGGTGGTTATCAAACTCGTTGTACAACAGCGCATATGTCTGGAAATAATTTATCAGACTTTGCAGAAGCAAATTGGTCCACTTATTCAGACGGTTTACAATGGGAAGATTCTTATAACGCTGCTACACTTTACCAAAAAGGTGATGTAGTAACTTACGGTGGGTATTCTTATGTTTATATTAATGCAGATGAATCGACAGGACAAACTCCTGCCGATAATGCTTATTGGGATGTAATTACAACAGGTTTTAATGCTGTAGGAGTTTATGTTCACGGAACAGTATACAAAACTGGTGATACAGTTCAGTATGGTGGTAATAGTTATGTCTGTATAGCAAATAATACAAATGAAAGATGTGCTCAAGCAGATGGATCAGTTAATGCAACTTATTGGAAAGTAGTAATAGAAGGATTTTATTGGAGAGGCGCTTATAGTGCTGTTACAACATACAATGTTGGCGATACAGTAAGATATATTGCTAATACTTATTTACAATTAAAAGACCAATCAATTAATGTAACACCAGGAACAGACCCAGTCACTTGGCAGATTGTAGCTGCTGGTGATTCAGGTGCTGTAATGACCACTCGTGGTGATTTAACCCACGAAGCACTTTCTGGAACTGCCAGATTACCGATAGGGCTAGCTGGCGCCGTATTAACAAATGATGGTGAAGATGTTTTATGGTCTGGTGCTTCAGCTAAAAACGTATTATGGGTTTCTCCAACAGGATTGGATACAAATCCAGGATCAGAATCATTACCATATCAAACACTTACTCAAGCATTACATTTTGCAAAATCAAATGCAGTTAGAGAAATTAAAGATGCTGTTGGTGGAACTGGTGGTATTGAATCTGTATATAATGATGTTCTTGGTCACTCTTCAAAAGAATTTACAGTTTTAGCTACACCGAGTTCAACACAATTTACAGTACAATTAGGTACTTCAGCACTTGCTCACACGTATGTTGATGGTGGGGTAGTTAGAAAAGCTAACGATACTACTTTAACAGTAACAGACGCACCATATAATAATTCCACAGGTGTTATTACAATTACTACAGGAACACACGGATTATCAGCGTTAGATACTGTAAGAATATCAGGTTTAAATTATACTTGTTCAAAAGGTGCAAAAGTATATCCAGAAGTTGGGGAAGTTTCAGTTTATAAAATTGATACTGTCGGCGGAACTCCAAAAATTCATATAGTTAATGGGTCAGCTTTTCATAATGTAGATGACTGTATTAGAATTGATGGTACTCAATTAGGTGGTTCTAATGTTTTAAATTTTAAAGTTAGATCCGTTGCAGGAGATATAATCAGACTTAAAAATGGTACATTTAAAGAAAAATTTCCATTAACAGTAAGAGAAAATGTTTCTATCGTTGGAGAAAGTTTAAGAAATACAAGAATACAACCAGATGTTGGTTCAGGTACTCAAATTGCAACAGTAGAAATACTTAATAATACATCTGGTGCTACAGATGGATATTACAATTATCTACATCCTTCAAGTCAAGAAGAAGAATTTACAGTTAATACTGTTCCAGATTCTACTTCATTTACAATAGATTTAGGTACATCTAATTTAGTTCACACTTATATTGATGGTGGTATAATTACAAAAGCAAATTTTTCAAAATTAACGGTAACAGACGCACCATATAATCATTCCACAGGTCTTATAACAATCACAACTACACCAGCACACGGATTGTCAGTAAGTGATAAAGTTAAAATATCGGGTATGAAATATTACTGTTTAGAAGGTCAAAAAACTTATCCAGATGTTGGTAGAGGTTCAGTATGGAATGTAATTGTAAAAGGTGGTGTTGTAGATGGTTTAATTTGTTATCACGGTGGTTCTGAATATTCTGTCGGCGATATACTTACACTTGCTGGATCACAAATTGGTAACGGTGGAGATTTAGTATTTAAAGTTAAAAAATTAGAAGATAATAATGCTTGTAATATGTATCTATTGAATGAAAAAAATAATGTAAGAAATATGACATTTAGTGGTTTGACTGGTAGAAAATTATCAGGAGGATTATATCAAGTAGATACAATAGTAGATTCAGATACATTTAAAATTAATTTAGGAACATCTACTCTTGACCATACTTATATTAAAGGTGGTCACGTTATAAAAGTTGGAACAGAATCAACTGTAGTAGGATTTAGTGATGCTCAATTTGAAAACTTAACAGGTGTAATGACGTTTGATTGTAGTACACCTCACAATTTAAGTGTAGGTGATTGGGTGACTATAGGAAAGATGAAATGGTCTTGTCCTTTAGGAGAAAAAGTTTATCCAAGTGGACCTTATGAGTCTGCTGTTATGTCTTTAGACCCTACTGGTAATATATATCTTACTTCACCTTATATACAAAACTGTACATCTTTAAATCCAGGTGCTTGCGGAGTACAAGTTGACGGTCATCTTCACGGTCCAAATCCAAGAAGTTATAAATCAATGTTGGCGAATGACTTTACGCAAATTAACGAAGACGGTATCGGTATTCACATCCTAGGGAAAGGACGTGTTGAAGCTGTATCAGTATTCGTATACTATTGCGACAAAGCCGTTTATGCAGAATCAGGTGGATTTATTCGTGCCCTAAACTGCTCACACGCATATGGAGAACAAGGTGTTGTTGCTTCTGGTAATGACGAAGATGAGGTTCCAGTAAATATTAAAACTCGTGGTTTGATGTTGAAATATGACCAAACTGCTTTTGGAGGAATAGCAACAGAATCAGATATTGGAGATTCAATTGCACAACAAGGTCAAGGTACTGCTACAATAACAGGTAATACTTCTGGCGCAACTGCTACACTTTTCAGATATAACATATCACTAGATTATTTACATATAGAAAATGTAACAGGAAATTTCAAACAAGGCGAAACAGTTACAATTACAAAAGAAGATTCATCAACATTTACTGTTGATTTGGATGCTTCTTTCGGTGGTCTACCAGGTTCTACAAGTGGAGATATAGTTACAGCAACTGCTCACGGAAGAACAATTGGAGATTTAATTGAATTAAGAGATATAGTAATGAGTTGTCCTTCAGGAAATAAAACATATCCAATAGTTTCAACTAATACAGCATTTACAGTAGAGGCAGCTAATTTATCAACAACTCAATTTCAAGTTGATTTAGGAACAAGTTCTGTTGCACAAACTTATGTTGATGGTGGTATAGTTAAAAAAGCTGATGGAACAAGATTAAATGTTACCAATTTCGTTTATGATATAGCGACAGGTAAAGCAATAATTACAACTCCAACACACGGATTATCATCAAGTGATACTGTAAATTTATATGGAATTAAAACAACTTGTTCATTTGGAACTAAAATATATCCACAAGCTCCTTATTCAGGAATTTATAGTGTTTCTTCAACTGCTTCAACTACTAAAATAGGACACTTTTTAGCACCAAGTGCTATTGACCATACTTATGTAAGTGGTGGTTCAGTTAAATTAGCAATAGCAAGTACTGTTGGTGGTTCAACAGCTGTTAGTAATTTTGTTTATGATAATACTACAGGAATTATTACAGTAACATCTACTACTCACGGATTAGCAGTTAATGATTTAATTAAAGTAGAAAATGTATTAATGACTTGTTCAGAAGGAAGTAAAACATATCCTGATTCTACATTAAGTTCAGGAATATTTAAAGTTTATGACGTAGTTGATGGAAATACATTTAAATTTGGTACTGACAAATCAAATTTAGCACACGGTTATGTAAGTGGTGGTACAATACAAAAAGTTACAGTAGCTACAAGTCAACAACACAATATTTCAAGTTACACTTTTAACCGAACAGGTGCTGCTCAACAAGGTCAAGTTGGACCTTTGATTGCGTTTAAATCAGGTACATCAAACTTGAATGCTTCTGGTGTAATAAAATTAGCAAACAATCTTAAATTCCCTGGCGATAATACATTTTATAGAGTAGGGTTAGTATCAGAAGAAGATACGACTAACCAAACAGCTGTAGTAAGATTAACAGCGGCTGTTGGTCAAAGTAAAGCGAAGAAACAAGATTTATCAGTTGATTCAACTGCTGAGTTTTCAAATATTCGTTTAACTGGTCACGATTTCTTGGATATTGGTACTGGTGATTTCACTACAACAAACTATCCAGACTTACCTACACAACCTGCTGACCAATCAGATGAAGTAACTGAAGTTAACGGTGGTCGTGTATATTGGGTATCAACTGACCAAGGTGGTGACTTTAGAGTTGGGGATTTATTTAAAATTGAACAGGCAACTGGTAGTGCAACATTAAATGCAGACGCCTTTAACCTTTCAGGATTAAGTGAATTACAACTTGGTTCTATTGGTGCAGAATTAGGTGCTACGATTAACGAATTTAGTACAGACCAAACTTTAGGTGGAGATTCAAATACTGCTTTAGTTACTGAAAATGCTATTGTCGGTTATATGACAAGAGACCAAGCTGGTACAGGTGCGTGGGTTCCTCCAACAGGAACATCAGCACAAAGACCTTCAGGTGGAAATTTAAAAACAGGTGCTTTAAGATACAATGCCGACCTATTAAGTTGGGAAGGTTATAACGGACAACAATGGACAGGTTTAGGTGGTGGTAATCCTTGGGCAACAAAAACTGGTGACGGTTCAACTATAGTTGAAGCTTCTGCTAATGATAGATATTTGGTAGATACAACAACTTATCCAATAACAATTAAATTACCTGCTGCTCCATTACTTGGAGATGCTGTTGTATTTTTAGATTTAGCAGGATCATTTGCAACAAATAATTTAACTGTTGGTAGAAATGGAAATGATATTATGAATTTAGCACAAGATATGACAGTTAATACAAATCACGCTGGCTTTACTTTAGTATGGACTGGTGCAACTAACGGTTGGAAATTAGTAGAAGTAGCATAATGAATAGAAGTTATAAACAATATAAATATAGTGAAAGAGTGTAGAGAAATAAAATGAGCAATTTAACAGACTTTACAAAAACATCATTAGATAGATTAGAGTTTTATGGATTTCATATAGTTCCTGGAACTCAAACATTAAAGAAAGTAATGACACTAGTTAGTGGTAATTATGTTATTGATGGTGGCGCTCAACAAGCAGATATAACTTTGATGGAAGGTAATACTTATATTTTTGATGTATCAGATTCAAGTATGTCTGGACATCCATTAGCATTTTCAACTACTTCTGATGGAACACGTGCTGGCGGTACTGAATATAC